CTATTTAACATTACTATCTGTATGTACGATAGCACCGGGCGCATCACCAGAAACAGGATTAATGGGATTAGAATCAACAACAACAGGAGCTTTAGGAGCTTCCACAATTGGCTTATTAAGTAATCCATATTCGTAACACCTCTCTTTATTCTTTTCATCTTGAATAAAGGGTAACAGATTAGCCGGGTTATTGTCAAGCTCTTTTCTAAGCGCACTAGGCAAATTATTAAACATTTCCTCGGCTTGTTTGCAACGCTGATAGTTCTCCATATAATCGCCTAACTCGGAAACATCAGCGTAAACAGGCTGAACGCCATCAGTACGATAAGGCAACGGAGTACCACATGTAGCGTAGCGGTTCATAATTACGTTAATATCGCAATTATCCTTTTCAGATTGGATAGTCATAGTAGGTTCCTTAAAGATGATACCTTGCTTTTCTTCATAAGTATCAAAAATAGTTTTAAATCTCATAAAGTATAACTCCTTTCAGTGCCTGCCGGCGGCAAATCGAAAAAAGTAAGTGAAAAACGAGTGTTTCACTTATTTTTCGATTGGAAAGCATGCTTGTGCTTCCAAAATCTGTTTAGGCATAGGCATAGTAACGATATTACCGGTATGCTCATCAAAATCACAAATTTCAACAAGAACAAAATCTTCCGGATAATGGAACAGCATAGTTTCGTCATCATTAACGGCACGTTCAAATAATCTTTTGGCTTGAATCTCATCTTGGCAGGTCATAATTTGACCATAAATCATAGATTTTTTATCATATACACTATAAAGCTTCATCTGTTTTACCTCTTTCCAAGCTCTTAATTTGAGCTAACTTAAATTTTTCTTTAGCTTCTAAGCGACCGGGAGTATATATTTCCTGCTCATGGAGCTTAGCTTTTTCGACACGTTTTTCCTTAATTAATTCCATTTCATCATGGTTGATAGCGTCGTATAGCTTATCATAATATTTCGGCGGACGTAATTTCCGGACTTTATCACTATCAACAATTATTACCCGATCATACGGATACACATCACCGGCATACTTGGCAAACCAATCAGCACCAATACCGGGGCGGCGGCTCATGTTGACAAATTCCGGCTGAATACCTTCATATTTTAATTTCCCGGCTTCGCCGTTGAGTTTCTTAGTCACATAGCGAGCAACATAGGCACAGGAGTCAAATGTAACGTCAGCGACAAGACAATAACCGTGAGTCCATAGCTTATTAAGAGTATCGCTAATATAATAGGGGAAACCTGCATTAGACAACTTATACAATCGTCTGTCAGACCTAAAATCATAACCAAACAAAATAAGATGATAATGAGGCCTATAAGTATTATCACCATATTCACCACACGCAAAGAACCGAACTTTAACAGGTTCCAAATATTTCCGCAAACGCTTCATAAATAACTGCAAATCTCTCTTATAGAGTGTTTGTTCGCCGGTAATAGGAGACCAACGTATATGAGCATCGTCATAAGTAAGCGTCAAGAAACTATTACAAGAATGTAAGCTAGCTTCATGCATACAACGCACTGCCCATTGACGAGAACGCTCTAAACGGCAACCGATGCACTGACCACAGGGAAGATTTACAACGTCAAAAGGTTGCGCCGGAGGGGCGCCCAATACTATAGCTTTCTTGCCGTTAGATTTACATTGGCGCAACTGATACGCAGTAATGGGATGATAGCAAACCATTATAACCGGATGCCGCCACGCATTGGCGGCGGAGCAGTATTAATAGCTTTAGTTTTATCAGCAGTTGCAGTAAACAAACGCTTGGAACCTTTTCTAGTCATTTTTCTACGTTTCATTTAATCACCTCATTTACCAAACAAGAATTGACCAAGATATGTAGCAGCCGCACCAATAGCGACGCAAAGAGCGCTAAACCATTTATTCATAGTATCACCTCATTTCAGCAGATATTTAAGGCGAGAGCCAATGGTAGCTAAATCATTAGCATCTTGTAAACCGGAACCTTGACTATTAGCATAGAAGTTAAAATAAATATCATTAGAAAGGCCACGCTCATAAGATGCACGAAGAAGCTTGAATTTTTCATCGTCAGAATGAAAAACATTTTCCCAAAATTGTTTATCCATAAGTTTTTTAGGGTCTTTCAAATCAGATTCAATTTGCTCACGTTGTTTATCAGTTAGTTTGACCTTAGCGGCATTTAACTTAACCATAGACAACATATAATCAGCAGTAGCACGAGCATTTTGAGTATTAGCAACAATATTATCAATCTCATAAGGCAATTTCTTATTAGCAATCTCAATATCATTACGGATACGCTCAATGTTAGCTAAATTAAGTTGAGTTTCATTTAACATCTTAGATGAAGTATACTTACTAAGGCCTTCATTAAGAGAAATCTGAGAAGCATCAAGTTTATTTTGCCAAGAATAACGTTCTTTATCCAAAGCCAATCTATTGCGCTCATTCTCTATACGTTGGCCTTCAACTTCTGCCTGAAGCTTAGCATTTTGCCTAGAAACACTAGCTTGTAAGGCAGAAGAAAGAGCATTAGAAGCGGCACCGGCCGCACCATTATCAGATACATTAGGCATAGAAGCAATTTGACTATTAGAGGCAGATAAGATAGGATTCAAGCCTGCGTTCTTTAAATCCTGAACCTCTAACTGATGAGCATTGCTCATCATATAACGCCATTGGTCACGGTCAATCTTAGAATTTTGCTTAGCAGACCAATGCCCAGCAATGGTAGAAAAGGCGGTGTTAAGTAAACCGCCACCTAAATCAGAAAGCCAACTCATTAAATTAAACCAAAAGTACGCAGGACAACAATAATACACAGAGATACGATTGCAATAGTTGATATTTGTAAGTCATTCAAATCATTCACCTCTCTTAGAAATGATCCATAAGACCGGGAACACCATAGACAGGCATAGGACGAACACAGTTAAGATTAAACCAACAGTCAAGCAAGAACTGAGGCTCTGACGGCACTGCAACAACTCTGTCAATCGGTGGATTATCAACGATAAACTCCGAACTTAATTTAGGCAGATTCTCAAATTTTTGAGCAAGGTGCCAACTATCAAGACTTTGAGCGTATGTACTGCGGAATTTCCCGGTAACTTGACTAGGTGCATACCTGTATTCGGCATAGCGTTCTTGATAGCCAAAAACACCATCATCATCAGTATTTCCCTGAGCATAAATCTCTTTATTGAGCACAGCCTGCTCACCTAAAAACGCAAATGTTGGCCAATACATGTCAAACTTAGTGGAGCGTGTCCACATGCGGTTAATGCCTTGCTGATAGGTCAAGTCTGCTCTAACATTAATTAGGCCAATAATCCAACCATGCTCAGTAAAGCTCTTGCTAAAACCATTGCCTCTACCATTGGTACCAACGGCAAAAGCAGAAAGATTAGCCTGAGGCGAAACATCAGTAGTACCAGAAGTCTGAGGGATAACATTAACATCAATGCGATTAGATGAACCGCCGAGATACTCCGGACGTTGCAAGCGAGCATCAGGACTAACTACGCCAAAGAAACTACGGATAATTTCTGTATAGCGAGTACCACCACGAGCGGCACGCTCATACCAACGCTGAATCTGAAACGCTTCACGGAACTGATTAATGGTAACTGATGCAACTGTAGACATATCAGCAACAAGCGCATCAATAGAAGAAATATTAGCAACAGGAGGTTTTTGATAATAAACAAAATTATTATTACCAAGACCATAAGTAGCAGAACCATCAATGGCATTAAAGGTAATACCGTCAGAATTAACCGAAGTACTAACCTTAGTTGGGTCAACCTTAACAGTTGCATTGCCGCCAAAAGGCAACTCTACACCGGGGCCTTTCTGCGGCCATGGCAAAGCACTCGTGAAGTAGTCATGACGCTTACCACGTCTAACTAATTTATAATTAGAATATTGGTCAGAGTCAGCTCTAGTAAAAGGCAAACTTTCCTGTAAGTTCTCGTCACGAAACCAACTATTATAAATTAAATTATAACATCTAAAAGGTTCCGCTCTAACCTCCAAATTAGGAACACCGGTGGGAAGTCCAAAATAATCAGCTATGGAACCAACCTCAAAGCCTGTACCTGTAGGACTTTTAACCGTCGGAAACAAGTAATCAGTACTATCAGTAGGGTTATCCTGTTCACCGCACATAGCTTGGAAATGATCAAACACTAAACGCTCAGGCACGAAAAACCAAAAGGTATCCATATACATATTATCCATGATAGGACTAATCAGAGTAGCCACACGCGCAAATAATGTACAATCCATAGAAAACGTATCACCGGGTAAAACCTCATCTACAAAGATTGGTACAAGATAACCGGAATCGAAGGTAGTTTTAAGCCCATGAGAACGGTTAAATTTAGAACGTGGAATCTGTGCGGTCGGAACCTGCGAAAACAAATGTTGAACTGAATGCCTACTCATTCACAAAAACACCTCCATGCATAAAGACGTTAACGGAACGACAAAGCGGAACCAAATAGACTTCCTTTTCATACTCCATAACTACATAGTCTTCATCGAATAAACCATTAATGTGTTTAAGATACTCACGAGCACCACTAAAGAAAACGAGAGTACCACGAGAGACACAAATCATACGATTGAGTTGCTGAAATGCTAGACGCATAATAAACTCCTTTCTTGCTTGTATATAACTTACGCCATATAAGAGGCATGATATATTTACCTCTCATAGATATTCTAGCAGAAATTTAACATAATATACATTATCGGACGTAAAATATTATTTTGCAGTCTTTGCGGTAAAAAGGCAGCATTATAGACATGTTTATTTCCCAACTGAGGAAAATGCTGAGAAAAGCGTCAGATTATGAGAATTCTTCGCTTTTTGCTCCTCCCCCGGAGGTTTTGAGAAGTTTTTAGCATTTTTTATGTTAAATTAGCCACCGTGCGCACTGCTGTTTGACGAAATTACTTTTATCTGTTATAATTTGTATAAGGTTAACTATAAACACATGATTGGAGGGTCTAAA